TCATGAACGCCGAACCTTCATTTCGGTTAGCGTGATCAGCTTGGCCCCATCGGTCGCCAGCTTTTTGCGAGAGGCGGCGCGGGTGTAGTGGTCGGCTTGGGCCGATGTGGTCCATCCGAAGATGGCTTGAAGCTGCTGCGAAGTCGCGCCAGATTCGGCGGCAATCACGGCTCCGGCCTTGCGCAGGCCGTGAGCGCTGCAATGGCGCAGGCCTGCCTGGTCGCACCAGTCGCGCATCGCGTTTCCCAAACCGTTTGCGGTATAGGGGCGATCGTGTTCCGTCTGCAGAATCGTTAGCTGCGTTTTCGGTAGATTGTCGATCGCGTCGGCTAAAGGGCCGAGCAGGGGAATGTCGACGGTGACGCCGCTCGAGCCTTTGGTCTTGTTCGGTGTCAAGCGGATGCGCCGCTCGCCCTCAGCCTCGTAGACATGGCGGCGGTTGAAGATCGCAGCATCGCCCTTGCGGAAGCCGGTGAAGAGGAAGATGCGCAGCGCGAGGTCGGCTTTTGTGCCGGGTGCATGCCGCTCCTGATATTTTCTGATCTCGTCAATCGTCCAAGTGTGGAAGCCTTCGCTCTTCACTTTGAGCTTGGGGCACTTGTCGGCCGGATTGTTTGTCGCGATGCCGGCGCCGATGGCCCAATTATACATGGCGCTGATCGTCTTAACGCGGCGGTTGGCGGCGTTGGGGAGTGCCGACTTCTCGTCGCGCAGCTGGGCGACGTGCTTGAGCTGCATGCCAGCATAGGTCAGATCGCCATTGCGCGTTCCATTGGCCGAGAGGGTCGCGCTGTCGCAGATCTCGGTGAGAACGCCCTCGATGGTGTTGCCGTAGGCTTCGCTCCAGCTATCCCGGTTGCGGCGCAGGAACTCCAGCGCCAGCCACTTGAGCGAGCCGGGCTTGGCTTTGATGCTTGGCTTTATCGCGGGCTTGGGCGCATCGCCCGAAAACGGAATGCCCAGCTCGGCGCAGCGGACTTCCTCGCGGAAGGCCTCGGTGTTGGGGGCAGAGTGGATGCGGATCTTCTTCTGGCCCTTGCGCCGGAAGTAGTAACGGTCGTTGCCGCGATGATCAGGGTCATAGACCAGACCTTTGATATTGAATTCGAGCTTCACGGAGGGGCCCACGGTCAGTTCCAATCGCTGACCGCGGACCCTGCCTGATTAGCCGCCATGAGGGAAGCGCCTTCGTGCGGCAACTCGTCAAAGGCGCGGTCGATTTCGTGAATGTCCCAGATCTTGCGCGTCTCGGCCATGCGTGGGCGCGGCATGGCGCCAGCCTCGACCAGCTTGTCGAAGGTGCTGGCGCTGATGCCGATATAGGCTGCAGCCTGCTCCCGGTTAAGCCCACGTGGCGCCAAGCGCTGATCTCGGGCGCGAAGCGGTTCGCTCATGATCAAGGCCGTTTATTGATGGCAAAGCCAACAGCGGCGCCGGCAATGCAGATGAAGGCGAAGATCAGAGACGGGTCCATCACGCCACCTTGCCGAATGGGCGCAGGGCGCCTTCGAGGGCGAGGCGGAATTGCTCCTCGATCTTGATGGCTGGCGTGAATTTCAGCCGTGTTTTGAGCGGCTGGGCGTTGGGGTGCCAGGCGGGCGGCTTGCCTGCCACCATGTCGCGCAGTTCGGTGGCGGCGGCGATCTGGGCCGCTTTGTCGACAGCCAGAGCGATTGCGTCCGTTGGCGGCGCGAGGCCGAAGGCGGGCAAGATCGCGGTATAGAGGATGCGCTTTTCAAGGGCGGTGAAATCAGCGCCCTTGTCGACAGCCCAAAGTTTAACAGCAGTGCGCAGCTCGCCGGTATAGGCGGCGGGGGCGTTGTGCAGCAGGCAATAGGGGCGGGCCTCGATCAAGGTGCAGGCCTGCGCCGTTGCCAGGCTATGCTGGGCAATGGTGTAGCTGACCGGCTCGATATTGCCGTTCCAGCGATTGAGCCGGACCAGGTGGTGCACGATATCGCTAAGCCGGACCATTTCGGGGCGCGGATCTTCAAGGTCAAACAGGACGCCTGACGGCATGGGTTGAGTGAACGCGGTCATGATGCTGCACCTGGGCGGCTTAGCTGAAAGTGTGTGGCGTAGGGGCGGCGCAAAGGCATCAACAGGCCGATGCCGCCCTCAAATGCGAAATGAACTCGCTGTTGCGGGCGCTCGGGGTCATGGCGCCCCGGCCAGAAGCCATAGGCAAGTTTGGGAAACGGCAGCGCGCGGATCTGCTGGAGGTAGCGTGCGGCCATGATCGTCTCGTTGATCTCGATCGATGTGACGTGGAGAAGCGGTATCTTGCCGGTGCCCTCGCAGATATCGCAGGTCGACTTTGTAACACCCCCATAATCGTCGTCTTCATCGATTCCTGTGCCGCCGCACCGGGTGCAGTCACACTCGCCGATAGGCGGCGTAAACAGGGGAAGTTCTCCCGCGTCCTCGGTGCTGTGGTCGTCGAAGATGCTCAAGACACTTTGCGGAACATCCGGCGTGACATCGCTGCCCGCAGCGCGGGGTACACGGACAGCAATGTGGCCGTTGGAGGCCAACGACCAGTCGCCCACGTGTATCGGGCGGAGCAAGTAATCTCGTCCGAAGCAGGCCTGATCATTGTTGGCGCAGAATTGCTGGAGATCGATGGCCATCAGAAGAACCCCAAAACGACAATGGCGATGATGGGCGGGACAAAGAGCAGCGTCACCGCAAAGAGGATTTCAGAGACCGGCATGGCAGATGGCCTCCATTGCAGGCACGAAGCGATAGTGCGTAACGATGCCGAGGAAGCCATCGGTGCGGGTTTCGAGGGTGAAGCCGGCCGGAGCCGGCGGCGGGTCGGCAAAGGGGCCGCAATAGCTCCAGCCGTCCACGAGGATCAGGGCGCGGATCAGGTCGAGGATGGGCATCACTCGCCCTCCTTCCATGCCGACGATAGAACACGCGCATCATCAGTGTGGATGAAGAGGCCCGTACCAGCGAGCATCTCCTGATTGTTGGCGCTGTTCAGTGCGCCGGCAATAGCGTCAGAAAGGTCTGATGCGCCGACCTCTTGCAGCGTGTCTTGCGGACCTGGACCATCGATCTTTTGTTCGTCGTGCCCGCATTCTTCCCAGGCGTATTCCCACTCCTCATCAGTCATGGCGCGGACGGGAAGCTCCAGCACGACGAGCAGCGTTCTTGTTTTCTCTTTGGCCATCACGCGCGCTCCACCAATTTGGCCTTAGGCGCTTCGATGTCGAAGAAGCCGGCGATATCGGTGAGAGCTTCGCGACCTTCAGCGAGCTTGACGCGGTTGGTCAGGGAGTCGATGCAGCTGCACTCTGCGAGGTCGAGGACGCGCGCGATGCGGGCGACGAGTTCGACAACCATGGTCTCATTGGTCGGAGCGGCCATTACTGCAGCCCTCCGGCGGCGCGTTGGGCGAACTGGGTGGCGGCGATGGCTTTGGCGCGGGGCAGGCAGAAGTCGATGTTTCGCGTGGAGTGGCCGCGGCCCTGCAGGTCGGAGACCAGGAGGATGTCAGGCGGCATGTTGGCGAGGATCGCCTCGGCCATTTCGGCGGTGATTTCCTCGATGCTCTTTTGCCGGGCGGTGTTTACATCGCGGGTGGATGCGTTCCGCTGCCGGCGCCCGGCGATCTGGACAGCCTCGGCCTGGTGAGCATCGATCTCCTCATCGGAGAAACCGGCGCGGTAGAGATCGGGGCGAACGGTGACGCGGCCTTCCTGGTCATTGCTGACAAAGACATCGGCCAGGCTTTCAGCAATGGAGCGGGGCGGCTCGGCCGAGAGCAGGGATAGGGTTGCGAGCGCATCGGCGCGGCTGAGTGGGGTAGCAGGCATTGTGCCCTCCAGTAGTAAAACTAGAAGGCAATATTCCCCAATATGGGTAACAAATCAACCCCAAACTGGGGAAGCTACCAGGCGCAAGTGGCGCGCAGTTCTTCCACGGCCGCCTCAACGCCCGAGATATCGAACTCAAGCACGATTGGATTCTCGTTGAATGGTGTGGCTCGGACTATCATCTTCTGCCCGCCAAAAAGCGACTTGATGAAAGGGATAGATGCTCCTCCACTCCACAATCCCAAGTGCTGATTGCTGGTCGATGCAACCCAAGTTCGCTCAGTCGCAGGTTGCCTATCAATGCGGTAGGTAATGCGTCCGTAGTCGCCAGAGTCGGCTACAAAGGCGCCGCCGAAATAGATTACCGCGGCAGTGGTATTTTCCTGACAACGCAAGATCAGGCTGGCGCGATCGTGGTCTCGATATCGTCCCGAGACGGGCTCCGAAGACTTAACCGTGAGTTGCACTTCCTTACTGTCGTCTATGGGTGAAGTGCTGGTCCGGTGCGACCATGCGTTGTTTACTGACGGCTCCGATACCTTTGCGGGCATATAGATGCTGTCGTAACAAGCGAGGCGGGTAAGGGGCTCACGTTCGAGTGTGCAAGCGCGAGCGGTGTCAATCGGCTGGGCGCTCGTTGGCGCTGTCATCGCTACTGCTGAGGCGATATAGACGCATCTAAGCAAGTGCCGCTTTGAATGTACGGCGCAGCTGCGCGGCCCGAATAGTGACATAGATCTCCCCAATCCATTCAATTTCTACGTTCTCGATCAGTCGGGCATTCCACGATGCAAGATTGTAGCCCCGTGCTCCGGCCCGCTGGAGTGTTTTGAGGTATCGGTTGCCAGAGCGTGTCCGCACTGCAACTTCCTCCCCAAGGAAGCTGCTTGTCGCTCGGCGCTGCTCACGCCAGACGACGATCACGTCGCCTTCGTCGTATCGCGGCAACATGGAATCCCCTTTGACACGAAAGGCCACCATGTCATCGGGCAAATAGAACGGCACCTCGATCTGCTCTAGGCCCCCCTCTGGCACCTGCTCATAATCTGGCGAGATTTCCGCGCCCGCTCCGATCTCACCCATGAGCGGTACAATCCTGTGCTCCGTCTGGTCTTCGATGATCTCCGCCGGCGGCACAGCGAAGGCGCTGCTTGCCTGATCGATATACTGCTCGGTCAGTCGCCGCTCGCCGCGCTCTAGCTTGATGAATTGGCTTCGTGAAACGCCCATGTGGTCGGCGGCTTGCTGGTGTGTCCAGCCGCGGGCCTCGCGGAGTTGCTTTAGTCGGTTTGCCATGTGGGGAACCTTCCACAACTCAGTCGAGACAAGTTTCCCCAATGTGGGGTTGCCAATGTTACCCAGATTGGGTAACTGTTCTGGTATGAAGCTAATTTCGTACCTTAAGAGCGAAGCTCTCGATCTCGACGATTTCGCCACGCAAGTGGGCGGGGTCACCGCGTCTGGCGTCCGGAAATGGCTTCGCGATGAGCGCGTGCCCAGGCCGGATCAGATGAGGCGCATCTTCGAAGTGACCGGTGGTCAAGTTACACCCAACGATTTTGTGCTGCGTCCTGACGAGGTGTCGGCATGAAGCGCTTTGCCAATCATTCGGCGCGGCGCGCCCTGACCGATTCATTGCGGCACCAGCTGCAGGATGGCGAGAGCGCCCGCCTGTTGCTGCTCGACCGGCCCGGCGTGAGCCCCAAGACCCTCCGCCAGCTGCGCACCACGATCCGCGTGACGCCGCGCCAGAACCAGCAGGTGAAGCCATGACTTCACGCATCATCATCACGCCCGGACGCGAGGGCATCGGAACCGGAAAAGTCGGGACGTCCCCCCCGATCGTGGCAGCTGCCCTTGCTTGCCGCGCCGGTTTCGGTGCCTTCACGCCCCGGCGTTTCGGTGAGGGCGTCGGGGCCTCCCAACTGGCCGGGCATGCTGATCGCATCCTCTCCCGCGATCACTGCCCGGTCCCTTTTTGCCGGATCGCTCTGGCCCAGGCCAACCGCTCTTGCGGCGCGCGCTTGCCTGTATGCCGCGATCGCCTCGCGCAGGGCCGTGCTCGGCTCGTAGTTGGGAAATCTCGTCATCGCTTTGCCCCCAGCAGCCGAGCCCTGGCTTTGGCCAAGGCCGGCCGATGGGCCAGTTCTCGCGCTCTGCGCGAAATGTGTCACCACGTAAGTGCCGAGGGCTTTACGCATGGATAGCCGACGCCTGCGCGCCGATGTGTATCTGGCGCTGAAAACCGAATTTCGCGAACTGCGCAAGGAAGTGGGCAGCCAGGAGCGGGCGGCCGAGCTGACGCGCGTCGATCAGCAGACCATCTCCCTTTACGAAAACCGCAACCGGCCCGAATTCGCCCCGCTCGACGTGGTGGCGGACCTGCTCGATGTAACCGGCTCGACGGCCTTGTTGCAGCAGCTAGCCGATGTTGTCGGCGCCGTCGTGATCAAGCTGCCCGAAGGGGTGGGCCCGGCCTGCGTGATCGAAAGCTCGGGCAAGATGGCCGTGCAGCTGGGGAAGGTGATGGTCGCAATCGGGCAGGCTCTCGCCGACGGACAGATCTCGGAAGAAGAGAGCGAGCGGATCGTCGGCAAGTTGCAGGGCGTGATCGTGAGTGCGCATGCGCTGTCCGAGCAGATCAAGGCGGAGGCGGCGAAATGAGCAACTGGGCGAAGCCGGGGGCGAAGTGTGTTTGTATCGCGAGCAATGGCAGCTGGCGCCCATCAGGGCATGACACGCAGCCAGGTCTCGATTTCCCGGCCTATGGCGATGTGCTGGTGATCAGCGACACCTTTGTCCGCTGTGGCAATCTTTACCTCGAGTTTCCCGGCATTCTCGACGCGGGCTTCAATGTCGAATGCTTCAAGCCCGTCATTGAGCAGGCCGACGATCTCGCCCTCTTCGCGCATCATCTCAACTTTGTCGGTGAGCCAGCATGAGCCAGCTCGCCCTCTATGAAAGCGCCAAGGAAGCGCTGGCCGCAGCGGTGCGGGTCGACGAAGTGGTCGATATCCGCAACATGGCCGAGCAGGCCAAGGCCTATGCCAAGATCGCCCGGGACCGGCGCCTCCAGGCCGACGCGCAGGAGCTGGGTGCGCGGGCAGAGCGCAAGCTTGGCATTTTGCTGCGCAAGGCAAAAGCCAATGGCGAAATGAGCCTTGGCGGGCGCCCGGCGCAGAACTCCAATCTGGATGACGAAACCGGTGCCGCAGAGGAACCGGTTTTCGACAATACCACCTTCACGCTGGCCGAAATCGGGATCAGCAAGAAGCTGTCGAGCCGGGCGCAGCACCTGGCGGAGCTGGCAGACGACGATTTCGAGCGAGTGATCAGCGACAAGCGGGAAAAGACGCTTGCGGCCGATGCGCCGATCGTCAGCCCGCCAAAGAAGAAGCCGGTCAAGGCCGACAAGCCTGCGCCTGTGCAGCCGCTGGAACCGCGCCGCTGGCATCAGTTTGCCTTTTCGGTGCTGACGCTCAGCATGGCCAGCGATCGGGTGAGCAGCGAGGCGGTGCTCAAGCTCGCCGAGTTCTGCGGCATTGCCGCGCTCGATGGCGACACGGTGGATTTTACGCCCGAGGCCATCAAGGCCATGGGCTCGCTGGCTGACGTGGCGCTGCGCGCGCTCGACGGCGAAACGGAATTGCCGGGAACGGCGAACGATTGCCCGCAGCCTCTGGATACCGACCAGCGGCTGAGCGCTGCGGGGCCAAAGGATGCCGCTGGGAGGCAGTCGGTCGATACCCTCAGAGCCGAACGTGGACGCCCAGGTGATGGCGTGACAGCCGGACAGACGGCACCTGATTTCCTTGAGCGCGCCCGGTTGCGTGAGGCCTATGAGGGCGAGATTGCGCTCCTCCTGCCGCACAAGGGCAAGCTGACCAAGCAGACGGCCGAGGCCGCAATGCGCGCCGGCTATGCCGCCGAAGTGCCGCTCGCCATCATGTGCCAGGATCTCGGCCATCCCTATGGCACCGTTGCGACCTGGGCCAACCGGCTGGGTTTGACCAGCAGGAACCGCATGCTCGCCCATCAGTATCGGGCAGGAGGCGAGGCATGAGACGCGCGCCGCAATATCATTCGCCCTCGATCCATCCCCGCGCCCAGCTCGAGCCTTCGGGCGATCATCGGCTGCTGGTCGAGAACCAAGGCGGGCTGGTGCTGGCTGATTATGACCTCGCCCAGGTCGAGCAGCTGGAAGAGGCCATCGAACAGTTCAAGCGGCTCGTCGTCGTGACCGATGGTGGCCGGGATTTTCACAATCGCAGGATCGTGTCCATCGAGGTGGGTAGATGAACGCGCATGGGAAATTCGCCTCGGCAAAAGCTGTTCGAGCGGCTTCACCGCAGTTCGGGCTCGACGATCGCATTACGGTCGTGCTTTTCGCCGGCATGGGTGGTGCCTGCGACGGGTATGAGGCTGCTGGCTTCCACGTCAACGTCGCGATCAATCACGACAAGTTTGCCGTCGCCGTACATGAATCGCGCCATCCGCACACGCGGCATATGCGCTGCGACGTGTTCGAGGCGGCGCCCCGCGATGTCACTCAAGGGCGCGGCGTTCGTGCCCTCCATGCCTCTCCGGACTGCACGCATTTCTCGGTGGCCAAGGGGAGCAAGCCTGTCAGCAAGCGGCGCCGGTCGCTGGCGTGGGTCATCTGCCGCTGGCTCGGCCAAGCCGATGTCGAAGTGGTGACGCTGGAGAACGTTCGGGAAATCCAGACTTGGGGACCGTTGATCGCGAAGCGCGACCCGGTGACAGGGCGGGTGCTGCGGCTGGACGGCTCAGTCGCCGCCAAGGGCGAGCGGGTTCCCGTTCAAGAGCAATGGCTGATTCCGGACCCAAAATTCAAAGGCCGTATCTGGAAGGCTTTCTGCAAGCACATCCACGCCTTGGGCTATGACTTCGAATTTCGCGTGGTTAATTTCGCCGATTGGGGCGTGGCGACGATCCGGACTCGCCTCCTCGGCGTGATGAAGCGCAAAGGCGAGCCTATCCATTGGCCAGAGCGCACGCATGCGCCACGAAAAGATGCCAAGCGGCTGGGGCTCAAGCCCTGGGTCGGTGCGCATACCATTATCGACTATTCGCTGCCTGTGCGGTCGATCTTCGGACGCAAGAAGGATCTGGCACCGGCCTCGCATCGGCGGATAGCGCGCGGGGTGGTCCGGCACGTCATCGAGGCCAAGCGTCCTTTCATCATGCCGATCACGCATGCCGGAGAGCGCGCGAACCACGATATTCGCGACCCGCTGCGGACGCTGACAACGGCGCACCGGGGCGAACTGTCGCTGGTGGCTGCGACCATGGTGCAATCGGGCTATGGTGAGCGCGAAGGCCAGGCTCCGCGCATTCTGGATATGGCGGAGCCTGCTGGAACGCAGGTAGGTGGCAGCAAGGCGCAACTCGTCGCGACATTTCTGGCGCAGCACAATACCGATGTTCGGCGCGAGGGCGGGGTGAACCCCGGGCGTGATGCCAAAGAGCCTGCGGGCACCTTCACGGTTCAGCCCCAAATCGGGCTCGTTTCGGTGTGTCTCGATCGACAGTTCGGCAATAGCCTTCCTGCGGACGTTGGTGAACCGCTGCCCGCCGCAACCTGTGGCGGCAGTGGCAAAACGGCGCTTGTGGCTGCGGCACTCGGAGACATGCATGGCACGAGCGTTGCCGGGCGGCCGATGGGCGAGCCACTCGCCGCCATCTCGGCCGGAGGTAATCATGCGCACCTCATCCTTGCGTTCCTGCAGCGCTATTACGGGCAGGGTGGACAGGATCAGGACATGGCCGACCCGCTTACTGCGCTGACCGCCAAGGCACGTCATGGGCTCGTGACGGTGAATGTAAATGGCCAAGAGATGATCATCACCGATATCGGCACGCGAATGCTCGAGCCGGAGGAAGGTGCCGCGGCCCATGGGTTCGCGAAAGGCGCGCTGCCCGACGAAGTCACCATTGACGGCAAAGTCAGGAAGCTGACCAAGACGCACAAGTATCACCTGGTCGGCAACTCGGTGCCGCCCTATCCGATCGAACTGCTCGCGCGCCTAAATGTGACCCCGGCCATGGCTTTGGTGGCGGCGGAATGACGAATATCGCTCGCACCTTTGCCGAAATGCGACCGCTCGGCGGCTATCGCGTCATTCTGGCTGATCCGCCGTGGCTATTCGGTGTCCGCTCCGCCAAGGGCGAGGCCAAGGCGCCGCAGGCGCACTATGATTGCATGCCGACAGACGAGATCTGCGCGCTTCCTGTCGATGTGCTGGCGGCTGATGATTGCGCGCTCTTCATGTGGGTCACCTGGCCGCTGATGCCGGACTGGATGCGGGTCATCGAAGCCTGGGGTTTTAGCTTTTCGGGGCTTGCCTGGGAGTGGATCAAGTTCAATCCCGCGACCGGCAAATATGCCTTTGGCCCCGGCTATGGCACGCGGAAGAACCTTGAGCCCTGTCTGCTCTGCACGCGCGGCGAGCCTTCGCTGCGCCAGGAGGTGCCGGCCGATCTTTTCGCCGGGGTGACGGCGGCGGGAACGCGCAGCGTGCGTGACTTCATCGAATGCGCTCCGTTCGAAGCGATCCGCGCTCCGCGGCGTGAGCATAGCCGCAAGCCAGACGAACAATATTCCCGGATCGAGACGCTGTTCGACGGGCCCTATGTCGAGCTGTTTGCCCGGCAGAAGCGCCCCGGCTGGGCGAGCTGGGGGAACCAGACCGAGAAATTCGAAGCGGAGGAAGTGGCATGAGCCTGCCGCGCGAACTCGAAGCGCTCAAACTCGACGCGCTTGCTGTCACCTGCTGGAGTTGGGCCAACTTCAAGGGTTGGAAGCTCGGGCCGGGTGCCGACAAAGCTGGGCCATGCCCCAATTGCGGCGGCACAGATCGTTTCGCCATCCACACGACGAAAAACACCTTCAACTGTCGGCGCTGCGGTATTTCCGGGCATGGCGTGATCGACCTCGTCATGGCGACCGAGAACGTCAAATTCGTGCGGGCCTGCGAGCTGATCACCGGCCGCACTGTCGCTGACCCTATCTCGGCCGAGGAAGCGGCGCGTATTCACCAAGAGGCCGAGCGGCGGGAACGCGAGCGCGCGGCCGAGGAAGAAAAGCGTCGGCTGCGGGCCATCAATGAAGGCAAGTCGGTTTGGAATCGGTCGAGCTTGCCGATGCCGGCAGGCCGTGGCGGTGTCGCCGATTATCTGGCACTGCGCGGAATCGCGGTAAAGCTCGATAAGGTCTTGCTGCGCGAGGTTCCCGCGCTGCCCTATGTCACCGAAGTAACCGGTGCAGATGGGCGCAAGACTTATCCGACGCTGCACACCGGCCCAGCCATGGTGGCGGCCGTGGTGTTGCCCGATGGCTCATTCGGCGCCGTGCACCAGACATGGATCGACCTTGGCCAGCCCAATGGCAAGGTCGTGCTCTTTCACCCCAGCAAGACCGAGGCGGACGGCTCGCCGCAGACGATGCCGGCTAAGAAGGTGCGCGGCAGCAAGAAGGGCGGGGCGATCAAGCTTTACACGCCCAAATCGGTGCGCCGGATTGTCATGGGCGAGGGGATCGAAACGACGCTCACCATGCTGCGGCACAATTTCGAGCCGGGCACGGCCTATTGGGCGGGCGTCGACCTCGGCAACATGGCCGGCAAGGCCTATCGCGATTTCGATAACAAGCGCCAGGAAGACGAGCCCGACCTCGACGATTGGGACTGCTTCGTGCCGCCCGATTGGTGCGAAGAGCTGGTCTTTCTCTGCGACAGCGACGAGGCCGAAACCAAGACGGTCGAGAAGCTGACCCGCGGGCTCAAACGCGCCCTGGCGGCACGTCTTGCCAAGCGCACCCTCGACCCCTCCCTTCCCTCTCTCGACGTCAATTTCGTCAACCCTCTGGGTGACGGAAAGGACTTGAACGACCTCGTGCGGGTGAGCCTGTGACCGATACGCCCGACGACGACAACCCTGTCAAGAAAGCAGCCCAGAAGCGCACAAAGGTGACGCTCACTGTTGTCGATGGTGGCAAGGGTGCGACTGACAAGCCAAAGCGTGGCGGGCGCAAGACGAAGGCAGAGGCTGAGCCGCTGGCAGCGGACCCGAACGATCCCGGCCACGATGGCGAGGATTTGCCCGACCTCGATGCCGATTTCGGTAATAATGACAATGCCAGCGAGAACGAGCGGATTATCATCCGTTTTTGCAAGGGGCTCGACCAGAACGACCGCGACAATGGCCGGCGCCTGGTGGCGTGGTTCGGCGACAGCCTGCTCTATGTAACTGGCCTCGGCTGGCTCGTGTGGCGCGGCTCGCACTGGCTGCGGGACGAAGCCGATCTCGAGGTGCGGCTTCTGGCCCAGTTCATCGTCGACAAGATCAAGCTCGAAGCCATCGAGCTCGAAGCAACGGACGCCGAAAAGAAGTGGATTGAGCGGGCCGACGCGGCCATGCGCAAGAAGGGCACGCTGACCTCGGCAGATGAAAACGCGATCAAGCGTGGTGTCGAGATTCGCACGGCGTTGAGCAAGCGCCGCTCGTCGCGGCGGGCTTTTGCCATCAGCTCGGGCAATGCCAGTAAGACCAAGGCGATGATCGAACAGGCACAATCGCTCAAGGCCATGCCGATCGAGCGGCTCGATGCCGATGACATGCTGTTCAACATTGCCAATGGCACGCTGCGCTTCTGGCGCGAGCTCGACCCGGACCAACCGGAAGGCGGCGCGCGCAAGATCGGTCGCTTCGAATTCCGGCCGCATGATCGCGATGACCTCATCACCAAAATGGCCGATGTCGAATATCATGCCGAGGCCGAGTGCGAGTTCTTTCGCGACGGTTTCCTTGGCAAGGTGCAGCCGGAGGCTCGGTGGCGAACCTTCATCCAGGTGTCGACGGCCGTGGCGCTGCTGTTCGGTGGCAATGATGAGCAGAAGCTCTTTTATCACTATGGTACCGGCGCCAATGGCAAGTCAGCCTTCTTCGAGCTGATCGGGCGTCTGGCCGGCTCCTATCGGCAGATTGCCTCGCCCGAAACCATCACGGGCGACGGGCAGCGTGCCGGCCAGCAGGCCAACCCCGATATTGCGCGCCTTCACAATGCGCGCCTCGTGACCATCGAAGAGCTACCGAAGAACACGCCGCTCAAGGAAGAGCTGATCAAGGCGTTGACGGGCGGCACGAAGATCCTCGCCCGCTTCCTCAACAAAGACTTCTTCGAGTTCATGCCGAAGTTCACGCCCATGCTCTCGGGCAATAACAAGCCGGCAATTTCGGGCACGGATGAAGGTATCTGGCGACGGTTCCTGTTCGTCATCTGGGGCGTGAAAATCCCCGAGGGCGAGCGTATGGCCCCGACCTTGCTGGCGGCCAAGCTCGATGCCGAGCGATCAGGTGTGCTCAACTGGCTGATCGAGGGCGCGCTGCTCTACCTCACCCATGGCCTCGACCATTTCACGCCGCCAGAGGCCAAGGCATTTGCCCAGGACTATCGCGAGGAACGCGACAATGTCGGCGTTTTTGCCGAGGCCTGCATCGAACGGGTCGAGGGTAAGAAGGTTCGCGCCGGCGCATTGTTCGAAGCCTATGAAGCCTGGTGCAAGGCCAATGGCCTGCGCGCCGCCAGCCAGCGCAGCTTCGGGGATCGGCTTAATGACCTCGGCTACAAGAAGGAACGCGGCGCCTATTACGTCTATCTCGACGTGCAACTGAAAGCCGAGCCTCCCCAGACCAGCGATGCCGGCGGTCCGCCGCCGCGCGACCCAGACGATCCGGGTTTCTAGCTCGCCAAAAGCGTGCGCGCGCAGAGGGTTGCGGCCCCGCGGCGCACGCCCCGCACCCCCTCATCAGAGAAGAAAAACGGAAGTCTCAACCCTCTCGCCGCTTGCGCGGCGCGACAGAGGGTTGAGAGGTTTTCGAGAGGGTGAAATGCAACCCTCTGCGTCTGAAATCAACAGCAAAATCAGTCACTTGCGAGAAATCTGAGAGGGTCAAGAGGGTTGTCTCTCGTGTATCCTATGGAAGGGGTGAGGGGTGCGGGTTTTGGGTGATGCGGCGAGCGGCGAAATCGGCCTCATGAGCGTGCGGCGATCCTCTCAACCCTCACACCCTCTTTATCTCCCTCTATTTGCTTCGCAATTTCCGAAAGAGGTTTGAGAAGAAACCTCTTAGACCCTCTAAGAGTGAGGAATAGGACCATGGCCCAGACGATTGATGTGGAAGAGCTGGTTGTCTGGGCCTTTCGGGATCAGAAAATCGAGGCTGTGGCCCGTGGCATGATGCCGAGCATGCCAACGTGGTCCTCTGACAGCTCCATGGCCGAGGTTCTGGCACTGGGAACGCGGGTTGATACGTCCTCGGCTGGCTCGCGGTTCGTCGCCATCCACTGCAAGGAAGATGCGGCCGTGGTGTTCGATGCGGTGATGCGGCTGCCTGCCGAGGCCAAGATGCTGGTGGTCAAGCATGCGCGCTCGGCCACGCGGCCAGAATGGCACGAGGAAGGGCCGGGCGAGTGGGTGCAGCCGCTCGACAAGAAGGGCAGGCCGAAGAAGCTCTGGCGCGACCCGGCAACGCAGCGCGGCTATCTGGGCCTCGCGCCGAAGGAACTGGTGGGCACCCATCCTCTGATCGTCGAAGAGGCGCGGCGGGCCTATTGCGTCTGGTGGCTGGGGCTGTGTGATCTCGTCGAGATGCTCAACGTGCCGTTCGTGTTGAGCGACTTCGTGGTGCGCCGGCCCAATGATGCAACGCCGCCCTGGTTCGATCCCGAGGCGAAGGGCAGGGCCGAGCGGGTGATCTTGGGTATTGTCGGATAGGGTATTGACGTGTGGGTAAAGTTTGACATAGCTTCACCACAACAAAACAGGTCTGAAGCTAGGCGCACCGGGAAACCGAGGCGCCTTTCGTGTTTCTGGGGTGTGGCGCATGGCGAAGGTTCCGGCGCTCAAGCCTGCCGTTGCCAAGATGGCACCTCGTATCGCCTCGATGCGCGAGACGCGCGACACGGCTCAGTCGTTCAACATCAATGAGGTTCGCCGGTGGTATCGGTCGGCTCGCTGGGCGCAGCTGCGGCAGGATGTGCTTGTCCGCGATCTCTGCCGCTGCCAGCGCACGGGCGTGTTGCTGGCTGGAAAGGCACCTGCGCCGAATAGCGCGGTCGTCCACCACAAGGTGCCGCACAAGGGCGATGAGCAACTGTTCTGGGACATCAACAACCTCGAAGCCGTTTCGAAGGCATGGCACGACAGCGAGGCGCAGAGGGAAGAGCGGCGCGGCGGCTGACCCGGCGGGCACACCAGGGGGGGCGTCCAAAAGTCTGGAAGGCCTCGCTTTCCCGCACCCGCGTCCCCCTCATGTAGAGGTTTTTTTTCGATGAGTGAGGATTTTGACCTCTTCGGTTTGCCGGTTCCAGAGGGGCGGGGCAAGCGGGGGCGGCCGGCGCATTTGGTGACTAAAGAAAATATCAGCAAGGTCAACATGTTGCTGGCGTTCGGGCGGACCAATGAGGAGATTGCGCTCGCTCTGGGCATTTCGGAGCCGACTTTGCGCAAGAATTATTTTCACCTGCTGTCCCGGCGTCTGGGGGCGAGGCTGCAGGCTGAGGCATGGTTGCTCGGCAAGTTGGCGAGCGAGGTTGATGCAGGGAATGTCGCGGCCATGAAAGAAGTCGGGCGGCGTCTAGAGAAGCATGATCTTGCTGCCTCACACCCCCGGGCGCCGAAAGCCGAGAAGCTGGGCAAGAAGGAGCAGGCGTTGCGCGATGCACATACGCCAGACGCCGATACGCCGCTCGGCCGGTTGATGGCGCGCCGTCAGGGGTCGATTAACTGACATGTGGGATCTGAGTTGCCTGGACTGGCGCGAGCGGATGGCTGAGGGCCGCTCCCTGGTTCCCGACCTGCCGCTCAACGAAGCCGAAGCCCGTATGGGCCTTGATATCTTCAACGAGCTACAGTTGCCCGACGTGCCGGGGAAGCCGAAGCTCGAAAATGCGGCAGGGCAGTGGTTCAAAGACCTGGTGGCCGCCGTATTCGGGTCCTGGAACCCGGCGACGAATGAACGCTATATCCGCGATATCTTCGCGCTCGCACCGAAAGGGTCATCAAAGACCAGTTACTCGGCCGGACTAATGCTGACGGCGATGGCGATGAACCAGCGGCCACGGGCGGAGGCGCTGTTTATCGGGCCAACGCAGGCGGTGTCAGATCGCGCCTATGAGCAGACGGTCGGGATGATCGAGGAATCGAAGGATCTGATGAAGCGGTTCCGGCCACGGGATCACATCAAGACCATCGAGGACCTGTCGAACGGTTCGGAGATGAAGGTCAAAACTTTCGATCTCAATATCCTGACGGGGTCAATCCTGATCTTCGCGCTGCTCGACGAACTGCATCTGCTCGGGCGAAACGTGCACACAACGAAGGTGCTGAGGCAGATCCGTGGTGGTCTCGACAAAACGCCGGAAGGTGTTCTGCTCATCACCACGACGCAAAGCGATGATGCGCCGGCTGGAGCTTTCAAGGAAGAGCTCAAAATGGCGCGGCAGATCCGCGACGGCAAATTTCGTGGCAAGGTCATTCGCCCGACATTGCCGCTGCTCTACGAGTTTCCAGAGGCGATTGCCAAAGATCAGGCGCAGTGGTCAGACCCGGAAAACTGGCCGATGGTCATGCCGAATTTAGGCCGGTCGGTTCATCTGGGTACACTGGTGCCAGACTGGGAAACGGAGAAGCTCAAAGGCGAACACGCGGTTCGGATCTGGGCCAGCCAGCATCTCAATATTGAGATAGGCGTCGGGCTCAAACATGAAGCCTGGGCTGGGGTGCAGTATTGGGAGAAGGCTGCAGATCCGAGGTTGGCGCAGCTCAGTCGGCGAGATGCACTTGCCGCCCTGGTCGAACGAAGCGAGTGTGTCGTCGTCGGCCTCGACGGCGGCGGGCTGGATGACCTCTTCGGCCTCACTGCACTTGGGCGTGAGCCAGCTGAATTGGAAGTCGAGATCGTCGCTAACGGCGAAAGACGCCTCGCTTACATGAAGCGCTGGGGAGCCTGGAGCCGCGCCTGGTGCGATCGTGGCGTGCTCGAGCTGCGACAGAGCATTGCGCCGCGTCTGCTTGAATACTCGAAGGCCGGAGAGCTGACGATCGTCGATGACGCTCTGTCCGATATCGGCGAGATCGTCGACCTGATCGACCAGATCAATCAGGTGGGCAAGCTTGGCGGCGTATCTGTCGATCCAGCTGGGCTCGGTGAGTTGGTCGATGCGCTGGCCGAGATTGGCGTCACCGTCGAAAATGGACTTCTGGTCGGCGCTCCTCAAGGCATCGGCATGATGAATGCCATCAAGACCAGTGAACGCCGACTGAAGAACGGAATGCTGGTGCATGCCGGAGGCGAGATGATGAACTGGTGTGTCGGCAATCTCAAGATTGAGCCAACGGCAACGGCCATTCGGGCGACAAAGCAATCGGCCGGTGACGCGAAGATCGACCCGGCAATGTCTCTGTTCAATGCTGTGACGCTGATGAGCCGCAATCCCGTTGCTCAAAGCTCGGGCCTAGACGACTACATCAATCGTCTCACGGGGGCGGCATGAACTGGTTGCAGAAGACAATTGCTCCCTTCTTGGGGATCGAAAGCAAGGCTGCTGCGCCGGTCGAGCGCATAGAGCCATTGTCGGTCGTTAATACGCAGAACTGGGCCTACGAGCGGACGTGGTCAGGCGAGCGGATGGCAACGCCAGACGTTCTCGCCATTGCTGCGGCCTGGGCGTGCGTTAACCTGATCGCTGGCACGATCGGCACGCTGCCGCTGATGGTGTACCGGACCAAGGCAGACGGAAGCCGGGATCTCGCCCGCGATCACCGTCTCTGGCGCGTGCTGCATGACAGCCCGAACGCCGATCAGACGGCGGTCGACTTCCTCGAGTTCATCTCGGCCAACCTAGAGTTGCAGGGCAACGGGATTGCCCGGAAGAACCGCAACACACAACGAGAGATCGTCGGTCTGACTCCGGCTCGCGCCGACATCGTAGCCGTCAAGCGCAAGGCTAATGGCGAGCTGCGATACAGCTGGAGCGAGAACGGCGTCTCCTATGACCTGCCGCAGGATGAGGTGCTCCATATCCGAGGATTCGGCGGCGGCCCAGAAGGTGGTCTTTCGACCTTAACCTATGGTCGCCACGCCTTCGGTCTGGCCCAAGCGCAGGATCGAACCGCGGGGGGCATGTTTGCCAACGGCTTGCGTCCCAGCGTGGTGCTGTCGTTCAAGGAGTTTCTTACGAAGGAACAATATGAGCAGGTGGAGGCTCGACTGCAGCAGAAGTTTCTCGGCGCCATGAACGCAGGTCGCCCGTTCATCGCCGAAGGCGGTCAAGAGGTCAAAACCCTTTCGCTGACACCCGAAGATGCGCAGATGCTCGAATCTCGTGCCTTTTCCGTTAATCAGGTCTGCATGATGTTTGGTGTTCCTCCGCACATGATTGGGCACACCGAGAAAGCGACCAGCTGGGGCACTGGGCTTGAGCAGCAGACGCTTGGATTTCAGAAGTTCACGCTGCGCCGCCGCCTCGGTCGCATTGAAAAGGCCATGCAGAAGCAGTTGCTGACGCCTCAGGATCGTGTCGAGGGCATCACCATTGAGTTCAGCCTCGAGGGGCTTCTCCGCGGCGATAGCAAGGCCCGCGCTGAGTTCTACGCCCGCATGACGCAGATGGGCGCCATGACCATCAACGAAGTTCGGCAGCTCGAAAATTTGCCGCCAATCGACGGCGGCGATGTGCCGCGCATGCAGATGCAGAACGTGCCAATCACAGAGGCCGGTAAAGAGGAGAATTCCGATGTTCCTGCGCAAGGATAGCGGGCTGCAGTTCGCCCAAGCCGCGCCAGTGCTCGAAATCAAGGCGCTGAAGGACAGCGGCGAGTTTGAGGGCTATGGCAGCACGTTTGGTGGCGAGCCTGACAGCTATGGGGACATCATCGCCGCTGGGGCCTATGCCGATAGCCTCGCAGAGCACGCAGCGAACGGCACGATGCCCAAGATGTTCTGGCAGCATGATCCTTCTCAGCCGATCGGCAAGTGGCTCGATGCCAAAGAAGACAGCACCGGCCTCTTCCTGCGCGGGAAGCTCAACATGGGCGTTCAGCGGGCTCGCGAGGCATACGAGCTGCTCAAGGAAGGCGATATCGACGGTCTTTCGATCGGCTATCGCATTCGGGAGTACAAGGTCGACGCCGACACGGGCGTTTGGACCCTAGAGAAGCTCGATCTCAAGGAAGTTTCGGTGGTCTCGATCGGCGCGAACAGCAGCGCGACGGTATCGAGCGTCAAGGCCATGAAGGCCGCTACCGAGTTGACGGACAAGCTCAAGGCCGGGGACCGGCTTTCCGAGCGGGAATTCGAGACGTGGCTCAAGGGATTGGGCTTCTCGAATTCGCAGGCGGAGCGTGCCGCGCGCGTCCACCTGAAGGGGCAGGGGGATCCTGCCGAAGCGGACCAGTCGCTTGCATTCTTGCAGGCTCTCCGGGGCTGATCCCCACAATTCGAGGAAAACATCATGAAGACCTCTACCGTGGCCATTATGGCCGGCGGCCGCTTTACTGCGCCCGCAATGAACTATTTCGGTGCTCCACAGATCGCGTTCGAAGCCCCCAACGACCAGGGCATTAAGGCGCTCGCGCAGGAGATTAAGGACGAACACAAGAAGGCGGTCGATGCCGTTAAGGCTATCGCTGAGGACGCACTCGGCAAGGCCAAGTCCGGCGAAGATTTGACCAAGTCTTTGAAGGAGCAGGCCGACGAGGCGCTGCTCAAGATGAACGGACTGGCCGAGCAGGTTGCCGACATCGAACAGAAGATTGCCCGGGTTAACGGCGGCGACGGCGATGACGAGAAGTCTTACGGTTCGCAGTTCGTTGAAACTGACGAATTCAAGGCACTCTCATCCGCTCCCCGCGCCGGCGCGGCGGCCAATCTGCATATCAAGGCTGACATCACGACGGCCACCACCGACACGGCTGGCGCCGTCGGTGCCGGGATCACCCCGAACAGGGTTCCGGGCGTCCTTGGGCTGCCGCGGATGCGTCTGACCGTTCGCGCGCTGCTCTCTCCGGGTCGCACCGATGGCCCGCTGATCCAGTACCTGCAGGAAACCGGCTTCAACAACAATGCCGCCATGGTGGCTGAAGGCGCCCTGAAGCCGCAGTCCGACATTAAGCTGACGGACAAGGACGTGTCGACCAAGGTCATCGCGCACTGGTTCCGTGCGTCCAAGCAGATCCTCTCGGACTTCTCGCAGGTCCGGTCGATGATCGACGAGCGCCTGCTTTACGGCCTTGCCCTCAAGGAAGAGCAGCAGCTCCTGAACGGCGACGGCACTGGCGAAAACCTTCACGGCATCATGCCCCAGGCAACGGAATTCGAAATCCCTGAGGGTTTCGTTTCTCCTACGCCGCTGACCGCTATCGATATCCTGCGCATTGCCATGCTGCAGGCCGCCTTGGCTGAATTCCCGGCCACCGGCCACGTGCTCAACCCAATCGACTGGGCGGGTATCGAGACGCTGAAGGATGGCGACGGTCGCTACATCATCGGCAATCCGCAGGGCACGGCGCAACCGACCCTTTGGGGCCTGCCGGTGGTCGACACTCAGGCAATGGCCGTTGGTCAGTTCCTGACTGGCGCGTTCCGTCTGGGTGCTCAGATCTTTGACCAGTGGGATAGCCGCATCGAAGTCGGCTTCCAGAACGATGACTTCGTTCGCAACAAGGTGACGATCCTGGCCGAAGAGCGTCTCGCGCTCGCGGTATACCGTCCGGAAGCCTTCATCACCGGCGACATCAACCCACCCACCACACCCTAAGGCCGGTCAGCTGATCAAGGAGGAGGGCTGAAGTTTCAGCCCTCCTCTCTATGAGCCGAAGGAGAAGAACCATGAAGTTCGATGTTCTGCGCCAGCATTACGGAGACAAACAGTACTGGCCCGGCGATGTCCGTGACGCCTCAGAAGCCGACGTGAAGCACCTGCTCGAAAGCGGCGTCCTGAAGCGCCAGAAGGCTGAGCCAAAAACACAGAACAAGGTCGAGCCGCCCATCGAGACGAAGCGCATGACGAAGAAGGCAGATTGAACATGGCCGATATCGTTATCAAGGAACTTGGTCCGCTCTGGACCATCGATGAGGTCAAGGCGGCCATTCACGTCGACCATGATGACGATGATGCCGTGATCCAGTCCTACATGGACGCCGCCGAAAAGGCTCTGTTGCGGTTCTGCAACTTGTCTCTGGTGCCGTTTGGCCAGGAGGCGGTGTTCAAGGTCGCAGGCTTCCTTGTCGTCGGCGCCTTCTACGACGATCGAAGCGCCGAGACAGAGGACGGCATTCCTGCTGCCGCTCGTCGCCTTGTTTATCCCTATCGCTGGCTGCCACTCTAAGGAGCACCGACATGACCGAACGCACCGTTCCCCGCCTGAAGTTCAAGAAGGACTTCGATTTCAAACCGTCCAGCCAATCCACCGTCGGCTATAAGGCCGGATGGGAAGGCCCGGTGACGCAGGCTTGTGCGGATGCTGCTGTCAAAGCTGGCGTTGCCGAGCTGGTGACCGGTTCGACGAAGAAGGCCGATGCCTGACAATCGGCGCGCAGGGGCGCTGCGCGAGCGCGTCCATTGCCAGTTCGCTCCGCCGCTTGATGATGGCTGGGGAAATCCGTTGCCAGGCGTCGGTGACTTCGCCACCCAGTTCACCATCAGCGCTGCCATGACACCCCGCACCGGCGGCGAGGGCGTCGATGCTGCCCGACTGGGTGGCTCTCAGCCGTTTGTGGTCACCGTGCGCAACACTTCCCAGACGCGGCAGATCACAACAGCCTGGCGGCTCTTGGATGCCCGCAATGACAAGCGGGTGTTTGCCATCACCTCTCCTCCGGCTGATCCGGATGGAAAGAACCAGTGGCTGGAGTTTCTGGCGGTGGAGGGCAGGCAGTAAGTGGCGACAAAGATCATCGGTCTCGACCGGCTGAAGAAGAAGCTGCGTCGCCTTCCTGGGGCGGTCGAGGCTGAGATCCGCAAGGCTATGGAGCAGACAGCAAACGAAGTGGTTGCGATGGCAAAATCGCTTGTTCCTGTCTCTCCGGGGGGCGGAACGCTGCGCGACAGCATCGGATGGACCTATGGCGATGCGCCTGTCGGCGCGATGACATTGGGCAAGGTTAAGTCCGGCCGCGCTTCCGGCGATCTTGTCATCACTGTTTATGCTGGTGGAGGCGATGCGTTTTACGCACGGTTCGTGGAGTTCGGTACTGCTCCTCATCTGAACAAGGGTAGGTTCGCCGGCTCTGAGCATCCTGGCACAGCCGCTCAACCATTCTTTTACCCGAGCTGGCGGGCAAATCGCCGCAAGGGAAGGGGCCGCGTCAGCCGGGCCATCACCAAAGCCGCCAAGCGGGTAGCAGCCGGGAACTGACATGGAACCGACCTATGAACTGCAGCTTGCGGCGCTGAACAAGCTCCGCGAGACACCGGCGCTTGTTGCGATTGTCGAGAACAAGATCTTCGACCGGGTGCCGGAGCGGAATGCTGGTGGCGTGCTCGTGCCGGACGTGAGCAGCCCATATATTAGCTTTGGCCCGGTCATCGTCGACACGGAGGATGCCGACTGTATCGACGGTCTCAGCATCACCTTTCAGATCGATGTTTGGTCTTGGGGCTCCGGCGAGGCTTACGGCAGCGTGCAGACGCGGAAGATCGTCGGCGAAGTCCGCAAGGCCTTGCACCGCGCCAACCTGCCCATGAGCAGCAATGCGCTCGTCTCTATCGAGGCGGGCATTACCCGGATCCTTCGCGAAAGCGACGGCGTCACCAACCATGGCGTGATCCAGTTCACTGCCCTGGTCGAAACTCACTGAAACAGGAGGGCCGCATGGCCAAACCAGTCACCACCAAAGGCGGCCTGCTGCGCATTCTGCTAGGCAATAGCGCCGACCCCATCGTCTACACCGCCCCCTGCGGGCTTACCTCGAAATCGCTGACGATCAGCAAGAACCTCGAAGAGGTCAACATTCCCGACTGCGATGACCCGACTGCTATCGACTGGCTGGGGCGGGACGCAACCAGCCTCTCCATGGCGGTATCGGGCGAGGGCGTATTGGCCCAGGCGGCGGTCGAGGCTTGGCTCGATGCCGTCGAGAACCCTAATAGCGTTCCCGTCAAGCTCGAGCTTGAGTTTCCGACGACGACTTGGAGCTGGACTGGCTTCATGCATGTCGAAAGCGCCGAGCTGGGCGCCCCGAGCAATACCGGCCGCGTGACCGGCAATTTCTCGCTCCAGTCTGACGGCGAGATGGTCCGCACGTCGGCGGCCACCTGATGAGCCGATCGGGAAAGACGCCGCCGCTTGATTGGGCGGATGGCACGTATGAGTTCGCCCTGGCCTGGGGCGAGCTCGCAGAGCTGCAGGATATCTGCAATGCGGGACCGTTTGTGGTCGTGGCGCGCCTGGCATCGAACCAGTGGCGTATCGAGGATGTCTCGGGAGTGATCCGCCTGGGGCTGATTGGTGGCGGCGCTGAACCGGCAAAGGCGCTCAAGCTGGTGCAGACCTATGTCGAGGCGCGGCCGCAAGACCTGGTGCTCAATGCATCCTTTGCGCGCGGCATTCTCGAAACCGCGATCATGGGGGCGCCTGATGAGCCCCCGGGGGAGCCAGAGGCGGCGCGGGAGACGGTGAGCGACTAGACGATCTGCCGAATGGCAGGTTTCGCATGTCGCGCATCTATGCTGCCGGCGCCGCAATGGGCTGGACAGTGGCCGAAGTCAAACGCACCAGCATGTGGGAATTCTGGGCGGCGTGGCACGGCTATGTGAACGCCAATTCGCCGAAAGAGGGCAATAAGCTCTCCGAAAGCGAGAAGGACTATATCTGGGAGCGGCTGCAGGAGGTGGATGGGTCAGGAGGTGATCTCGTCACCCAAACCTACCTCTGGGATGGCGCCTTCATTCCCCAAGGTAAGGTTAGCTTTCGTCTCTAGCTTCGATGGCGTCCCTTACCTCGATCAAAATGCGAGCTACCGCGAGCAGGCCTGCCAACAAGAAAGCTCCTACGACAAACACGGCCGCGGTTGTTTCAGTCATCGCGGACTTGCCCGAAACGGTGAAGAAAACGGCAGCGGCCGTCATCGCGAGAACGCCAAGAATACCGGCGGCGAAGGGCTTGTAGAAGGTCGCGAGCGGCAGTGCGATCACCAGAACAACCGCAACCAAAGCTAGAATTCCTGTCCCTGACATGGCTTTCGCTCCATAGGTAAACATGGCCACCGATATCGAACGATTGATCGTGTCGCTAGAGGCGAGCACGACGAAATACGAGCGCGCTTTGGCGAAAGCCAATGGGGAAACCGACAAGCGCGTGCGATCCATTCAGCGTCAGTTCAACAGCCTGAGTGCCTCGGCTAAGAGCATGGAAAGCCGCATGGTCGGCTCATTTGGTGTCGTTGGCCGTGCATTTGGCGTGTTGGGCATCGCGCTCACCACTACGTCCATCATTCAGATGACATCGGCCTGGACGGACCTAAATTCCCGCGTGAACAACGCCGCCGGCAGCTTAGAGCGAGGGGCCGCAGTGTTGGGTCGCCTCTCAGATATGGCGAGGCGGACTTACTCCAGCCTCGAGCAAACGGCCGAAGGCTATCTTCAGAACCAACAGGCACTGTCGGCTCTGGGGTATAGCACCCAACAGCAACTCGATCTTGTCGAAACGTTGAACAACTCGCTCGTGATATCCGCCGTGCGTGGCGACCGTGCACGGAGTGTCATGGATGCTTGGTCAAAAGCCATGGCAGGCGGCAAGTTGTCTGGTGATGACCTCAATACCATCATCCAGTCGGGCGGCCGTCTGTCGAAAGCTCTGGCTGACAGCATGGGCGTTTCGGTGAATGAGCTGCGGCGCCTCGGTTCAGAGGGCAAGATCACCACCGACGTGATGTTTGGTGTCACGAGCCAGCTCGAGCAATTGCGCATTGAAGCTGACAATATGCCGGCTACTGTGAGCGACGGTTTTGTGCTGCTACGAGATGCAGTCTTCAATTTCATCGGTCAGGCAGACGCCGCAGTTGGCTCCAGCAATAGGCTTGCCGAGGCGATTATCCGCATCGCTGATGCAATCAACAACCTGCCAGAAAGCAAGGGCTGGGATCGATTCTGGGGCTTTATGGGCGATAGCCTGGCGCAGTTCGTCGAAGAGGGCGAACGAGAGATCGGCTTCATTTCCAACGTCATCGATGCGCTCTCTCAGAAAGATCCCGCCGAAGTTTTCGTAAAGCTTAATGCAGCGTTAGGCGGCAACGTGCGAACGGCCCAAGATTTCGAGCTGGCGCTTGCCGATGCTGAGCAGGCAGTTGCTAATCTCGCAGCTAACACTGCCGGACGCTTTGGAACTGCTGTCGCCGAGACCGAGAATGGGGTGGTCACGCTCGGAGAGGCTGTGCAGGATCTGTTTCAGCAGGCGCTTGAAGGCAAGGGCTCTGCCGAGGCGGCAGAAGAGGCGATACGAGCGCTCGGATCGGTGGGAGATCCCGAGTTCGCTGATCTTCAGGCGGTCATTTCATCGGTCATCGGCAACCTCTATGCGATGCGCGATGCTGCAACTGCAGCGCGGGCCGCTGTCGCCAATGCCACAACCGATCTTGGCGCGATGCCCAGCTGGCGTCAGTTCAACAAAGATCTCGGGCCCGATCTGTCTACCGACGGGCGGCCCGGTGGGCCGATCAGGCCGCCAACGCAAGGTGGCGGCGGCTCACGTGGAGGCGGAGGTGGCAGGTCGTCAGCGGATCGTTACGGTGATGAGCTGTCGCGTTGGCGCGATCGTACGGCTGAACTCGAAAAGATGACGGCGGTCCAGCGCGCCTTGAACCCGCTCGTCAATGACTATGGGTATGCCCTTGAGAAGGCCAAGGCCCAGCTAGAGCTTGAGAACGCTGCCACCAAGGCCGGGATCGCCCTCAGTCCGGAGCGCCGCGCGGAGATTGAAGGCCTGGCGGAAGCCTATGCAGTGGCAACGGCCGAAGCGGCCAAGCTAGCCGAGGCGCAGGGCGCCAATGTCAAGCAGATGGAGGCCCTGCGCGATGCCGCGCAGAACGCCTTGCAGACGATGATCGACGGTTTCCTCGAAGGAAAGAGTGCCGGAGAGATCTTCGCCAACGTCCTTTCCGATATCGGCAAAGAGCTGATTTCGATGGGTATGAACAATATCTTCGGCAGTGGAAGCGGCGGTTTCGGCATCTTTGGCCAGTTGTTCGGTAAGGGCTTCTCCAAGGGCGGCTATACCGGTGCCGGCGGCGTTCGTCAGCCTGCCGGCGTCGTGCACAAGGGGGAAGTTGTCTGGTCGCAACGGGACATCGCGCGGGCGGGCGGGGTGGGTGTTGTCGAGGCCATGCGGCGTGGCGCGCGCGGTTATGCTGATGGTGGTATCGTCTCGATGCCGCCCATGCCCGCAATGCCGTCAAGCAGCCGGGGCGATAGCGGCCCCAGCTTCACCTTTGCGCCGACGATCGATGCGCGGGGCGCCGATGTCGCTGCGGTTGCGCGGCTTGAGCGGGTGGTTGCAAAGCAGCAGGCGGAGTTTACTGGGCGGGTTAAGGAGATCGTGAGAACACGCGGCCACAAATGGTGACCGCGCTTCAAAAAGCATCAATTGGCAACGGTGCGGAAAATGGGCTCCTTGTCCGCAGCCGCCGTGAAGGTTTCGGGCGTTTCTCGAGCAAGCCGTTGGATCATCTCGTAAGCGAGTTTAGTCGACATGGCCTTTGCAGTTGCGAAGGAGGTGGTTTCATCTGCCTCGAAAGCCAAATTGATCTGGATGCCTGGACCTGCGCCTTTTCCATCGGCGGAAGACAGAGTGACGTAGACGGTTGTGGACACCAGTTTCTCGCCATCTGCCTCGATGGTTTCGAATAGCCCAAGGGCCACTGAGTGCAGCGAGCGATCATTGTAGCGCATCGTTTAAGTCTCCTGATTCTGAGATCGAAAGTCTTCCACATTGCCCCTCGTTGAACCACTCGATTTGCTCGCCGGCTTCCCAGGCTGGTCGACTGACTTCTCCCTATTTGCCCGGCAAGAGCAGTCCCGCCATGCGTCGGGCCGTACCCGGGTGAAGGATTTCGGATCGCCGCTTTGGCAGGCATCGTGGACTTCGCGGCCACTGAGCGCCAATCTGCTCGACCAGTGGCGGACGCGGATTGAGCAGGCCATGATCAGTCAGATGACGTTCACGGCCTGGCAGTCGAGCCGTTGCCGGCCGATGCGCCATCCTGGCAAGGCGGCTTTGCCCAACGGCTCGCTGACTACGATCGGCGCCGATAACAAGTCGGTGCGGGTTTCCGGCCTTGCCGGGATGCAGCTCTCGATCGGCGATATGATCCGCATCGGCTCCGGGCTCTATCGGCTGCAAGAGTTGGCGAGCGGTAGCCCGACAGCGCTGTTCGAGATCATGCCGCACCTGTGGCCCGGTACGGCAGCGGGGCAGGCTGTTTCCATCTCCAAGCCATGGTGCCTGATGACCATCGATCCGGGGTCGCTCTCCGCGTCGGCAGACGCACGCACCGGTCGGGGCAGCGTTTCGTTTTCCGCGACTGAGGCGAGATGATATCATGGCGCAGGCGACAAGTGATCCGGCCTGTATAATGCGTGCCCCATATCCGGGAAACCTTGCCGCATTTCTTCGCCGTCGAACAAGAGCCACACACTGTCCTCGTATTGGGCTCCTGTTATTCCTTCGTACCAAACCAGTATGCCGACAGAGAACCAGCTATATTTATATTCTTTGTCGGCGGTGATGCCCTGTATCTCAAACGACTGTGTGTTGTTTTGACCGATAGTGGAACGAAGTTGCTGCCATGATGTGCCTTTGTTTGTCCAGCCGGCATCGCTTGGCCCATAAACTGAATAGCTAAACGAAGTGACTTTGGCAGGGCTTATGCCAGCATTTCGGAAGCGAGCCTTGACCTTCACGTGCGGAGGGACGGAGTGTGTTCCGTCGTCGAAATGAAAGCTTGCGCCGTCATAAACGATGTAGGGCCGGAGTTGCCGTTCACCAATCTCTCGGCTCACCGCGACGGCATCCAGCGCGGCGGATGATGCATCTCTACTTGTTTTTAGCGTCTCATTGACGAGCCTGACTGCTATCGCGCTGATCAGCGTTGCGACACCTGTCAACACCACAGTAAGCCAATCGGTCATGGAGTCGGTTTGAACATTTTGGGTTCCGCCACCGTCCCTTTCCTCGTTTTGCTGTATTCCGGCTGCGTCGTTCTGGGATGGTGGATAGGAGGGCGCATGTCGGGAGCTGATCTCGAACGCCGCAAGCAGCAGAATAGCGGTCAGCAGAAGCGCAAGCGCGATTAGCGCGGGCTTGTCGTCACGGTGCATGGGCCCCTCCACGTTTTCATAAAATCATTCGCGCTGCGAAGAGTCACCCCGAACAAAGACGGATAGGCCAGCCGCTTGCGAGCGGACGGCTCAGCAAGCAGGTCAAATGAAATCCTATTCTCCGAACACCGTCGCGGCCTTGGCTGCGCGGCGATTGCTGCCGCGTGACTTTCTGACGTTGACGGCCCGCGATCGGGCGACAGGTGCGCCTGTCACGGTTGGGTTCTGGTCCGATCTCGCCAATATCTCGGCGCCGGTCATCAATCCCGAAACACGTGGCAGCGAAACGCGCGCGTTCTATGGCGCGGGTTCGCTGATCCAGATCGGCGACATTCCCGCCATTGTCGGTGTGAGCGTCGAGACTGTCGCGGTCACCATGTCGCAACTGCACGATCAAGTGGAAGCGGCAGTCCGGCTCTATGACTGCAAACAGGCTCGGGTGGAGATCCATACCGGCTTGCTGGACCCAGAGACGCGGCAGCTCGTCGATGCGGCCGAGCCAGTGTTCGTTGGCTTCGTCGATCGGGTCGAGATCCGCACGCCGACAGAGAACGAGGCGGGCGGGGCGGTTCTGACCTGCACCAGCGGCACTCAGGAGCTGTTGCGGTTCAACCCGGCGACCCGGAGCCATGAGGATCAGCAGGTGCGCGCGCCCGGCGATAGTTTTTTTAGGGATGCCGCCGTGTGCGGTGACTGGGATCACTATTGGGGCGCCGTGGGCGACAACACTGCCGGGGCGTCGAAGCGCGGCACTGTCAATGACAATGAAGGGCGCGGCGGCCGTGGCTGATATTCGGCTGGCGACGATCGCTGACCGTGTGCCCATGGTCATGCTGCTGCGCGATGCCCATGCCGCTGGCGGATTGCCCTTCGCCTTCAGCGCTGCACACGCCATGGCGCTCGTCGATCGGCACTTAGCCGAACCCTCGCTGCTCGCGCTCGTCTGTGATGGGGCAGGGGTCTTGCTCGCCAGTGCCCAGGAACATCCCTTTGCCGCGGTGCGCTATGCCATGGAAACGGTGTGGTGGATTGCGCCAGAGGCGCGAGGCAGGTTCGCGGTCCAGATGCTTGCCGCCTATGAGTCCTGGGCCACAGAGCAAGGCTGCGCCTTCGCCGGCATGGCTGCGCTCGCCAGCTTCCCGCGGGCCGGGATCATCTACCGCCGCGCGGGCTTCCGCGAAGCTGAAACCCATTTTCTGAAGCCGCTGGGCTGAGGGCTCCTAACCATGACCGTTTTCACCGCTATCGGCGCCGCGATCTTCGGCGCCGGTACGTTTCTGGCTGGTCTTACGGCGGCAGGGCTGCAAATCGCGGCCGGTCTCGCCGTCAGCCTCATCGCCAAGGCAATTCAGGGCCAGCCCGAGCCACCGAAGTTCGGTGTGCAAGGCAAGCTGCAGGCTGGCGACAACGTGCCCCGCTCGATCAATTTCGGGTTCAACTGCACGGCCGGTTCGCTGGTCTGGCACGGCACCTTCGGCCAGGGCGGCACGATGTCGGCCCGCGTCATCGCCATTGGCGATTTGCCCATTAGGGAACTGCTCTACCCGATCGTGGAAGGCATCGATTGCACGCTGCTCAAGAGCGAGGCTCATGGCGAATATGGCTGGCCGGTCGAGCAGTATCGAAAGGATGGCCGGGACCATCTCTGGGTCAGGTTCTATGACGGTACGCAGACGACTGCCGATCCGCATCTGGTTGCCGCCTTCAGTGGCAATGCGGAGCGCCCCTATGGAGCGGATCGCGTAGGGCGGGGCATTCCCTATGTCATCGTCTATGCCCGGGCGCCGGAGCGCAATGACGAGGGCGACAAGCCGCTCTTCCAAGGTGTGCCAAACCTCAAGTTCGTGTCTATCGGAACCCGGCTCTACAATCCGGCCGAAGACAGCAGCGTCGGCGGCAACGGGCCGCACCGGTGGAACGAGCCGGCGACCTGGGGCGGCAATGGCGATTTCAGTCCGGTCGTGCAGCTCTATAATCTCTTGCGGGGCGTTCGCGACAGCGTCTCGGGGCAGTGGCTCTACGGCATGCAGAACGTCTCGGCGGCGCGCCTGCCGGTGCAGAACTGGATCGCGGCCATCGGTGCGGCCCAGGCGTCCATTCCCGGCATTGCCGGGCCGGAGCCGACCTATCGTTCGGGTGGCGAGATGCAGGTCGGCGCGCAGGTGGCGACGGCTGTCGAAGCGCTGCTGACCGCGGCCAATGCGCGGCTCGTCGAGAATGGCGGGGTCTATACCGTCTTTGTCGGCCCGCCCGGTGAGCCGGTCATGGCCTTCACCGATGGCGACGTGCTGTCGAGCGAAGAGCAGAGCTTTACGCCCTTCTTTGCGCTTGCCGATACGATCAACGGGCTTGACGCGACCTACCCCAATCCGGGCGAGGGGTGGAACGCCAAGAAGGCGCCCCCCATTCTGCGACCCGATCTCGAGGCGCGGGACGGCAATCGCAGGCTGATGACTTCCGTGTCGTTCGACATGGTGCCTTATCCCGGCCAGGTGCAGCGCCTGATGAACTGGGCCTTTGCCGAAGCGCTGCGCGCACGCCGCCACACTCTGGTGATGGGGCCGGAGTTTCGGCGTGTCGAGCCGGGCGACGTACTCGCCTGGACCTCTTCGCGCAATGGCTATATCGGCAAGCTCTTCCGTGTCGATGGGGCGGTTTATAAGTCCAACCTCGATGTGATCCTCGACCTCACCGAAGTCGACCCTTCTGATTACGATTGGGGCGCTGGCGACTATCGTCCGGTGATCGACGGCCCGCTGGTCGTTGTCGGCCCGCTGCCCATGCTGATGACGGGCTGGGAGGTGTTTCCGGCCGTGCTCTATGACGATCAGGGTCGGCCCCGCCGACCGGCAATCGAGGTGCGCTATGCGCGGAACCTGCCCGATGTGCGGGCGGTGCGGGTGCAGGTCTTTCTGGCCGGCGGCGTTCTGCCAATCTTTGATGGCGAGGCCCCCTATGGCGCTCCGTTTTCGGCCATCCTCAACGGACAGTTCCTGCCGAATACCTCTTATGAGGTACGTGGTATATTCGTTCGCATGGGTGAGGGTAGTGGCCAGTGGTCTGATCTGCTGCCGGTCACAACGCCCGATATCCGGCTCTCCGATTTCGATCTCTATGGCGAAGTGATCGGTTTCGATCAGCTCAAGCCCGATATCCTTGAGTATCATGACTGGGTCGATGAGGGCGTCGAGTTCGCGCTGACCTCGGCGCGCGACCTGCTCGACAAGGTGCGGCAGATCGAACGCCTGACGACTGGCCTCGACTTGAGCAGCTATGATCGCATCCAGACGACCAAGCAGGAGATCAGGCTTGGCGATGGTCGCGTCACGGCGGCGTTCCAGAGTGCCATCACGGTTGCGACTGGCCCTGACAGCGCGCTTGCCCAGCAGATCGTCAGCGTGTCGACGGAGTTGGCCGGAAAGGCGAGTTCATCTGCCGTCGATGCCCTGATATCGACGGTGAGCCAGCAAGGCGACACGATCAATGCGCAGGGGCAGCGCGTGTCATCGGTCGAAGCCGCATTGCCGGGAAAGGCAAACCAATCGGCGCTTAATGCGCTGACCTCGACTGTCACGCAGCAGGGGAGCACGCTGACCGCGCAGGGTCAGGCCATCACGTCGGTCCAGTCGAGCCTTGGCAGCAAGGCCGATGCCTCTGCGGTACAGGCCCTCACCACGCGCGTTTCAAACGCCGAAGGCACGATATCGAGCCAGGCCGACCTGGTCACGGATCTGGCGAGCACCGTCAATGGCGCGACGGCCAATGCTCGCATGCGCGTGGGGGTCTATAACGGGCCACTTGGGATCAATTCGCGCCTCGCATTCGAGGCGCGGGTCAACACCACATCAAGCGCCGTCTGGCGCGTGGCGGGCTTTTACCTTGATGTGAATGCCAGCCTTGCCCGTGCCGTGCTGGCGGTTGACCAGTTTGCCGTGACGCCGAGCATTGGCAGCACTGCTGCGTTCGCGCCCTTCATCGTCCAGGGCGGTGCCGTCTATATGAACCGGGCGCTGATCCGCGATCTGACGGCGGAGAATATCACAGCTGACAAGCTCGATGCGCGGCAAGTCATCATCAACGGGACAGCGGTCACCGAAATTCTCGGTCAGAGCGCCGTCACGCGCGGCTCCATCGGCTTGCAGGATGGCCAGCATATCCCGGGCTCAAACTATCAGCTCACGGTCTCTGCCTGGGCGGAAAACCGCAGCACCGACAATGACCGTTACAATGCCGTGTGGATGAACATGGACATTGTGAACACTGCCGGCTCAAGCGCCGATATCGAGGTCAAGATTTTCGGCAGCTTCGGGGTTGTCGCGGAGCGTCGGTGGCTGGTGCCGCCCGGGACAAACAACACTTCCTTCCTCGCCATTGATCGCCGGCCGAACGCCACCGTCGAGTATCGGGTCGAGGTGGTTATCTTCCGCGGTCAAAGCCAGGTGATCCTCGAAAAGCGCCGTATCCTCATCATGGCAATGCAGAAGTAGGTCCCATGTTTTTCACCATCTATGAGCCCAGTATGGGGCCGAAAACCGGTCCCATCGTTGCAGCTTATGAGAGCGAGGAAGGCCATGATGTTGAGGCTGTCTTGAAGCCGGGTCAGGTCGTGCTCCGCGGCGTCCAGTCCGACCCGAGCCTTCATTCCGTCCGCTATGGCAAAGTCACCGACCGTCCGAAGGTGGCAGAGGATCGATACGAGGTGCCGGCCGATGGTAATTCTGAAGTGAGCTTCGATCTGCCGCAAGGAACAGAGATCTGGCACGAGGGCGAGCAGTTGACCGGGGAGGGGCCTTTCGTGTTCCGCGTGGCAGTTCCGGGCACTTATGGCTTCGCGATCCTGCCGCCCTTTCCCTATCGGCAGCAATTCGTGGAGATCGTCGCCCATGCTGTTTGAACGAGCCGTCACGCCCGACCACGTCAAAGCCGAGTGCGAGCGACGGATCACCGAGCGCTACCCGCTGGGCAAGCAGAACACCATCACCCTGCGGGGCGGTCCGGAGCGCGACGACATGCTCGCCTTCATCGAGGCGATGATTGCAGCTTCGCACCGACTGGAGGCGCAGGTGCCGATCCCCGCCGACTACCGACACGACGAACACTGGTCCTGATGCCCGCTTCGAGCGGGCTTTTTCTTGCCTGAGGCATCCATGACACTTCCTACCGAAATCAAAGGCGGCACGGCGACCATTGCGCAGGGCGAGCGCGCCGTAACTGGCCAGAACACGCGGTTTACCCTTTCGCGGCCAGGCGACGTGTTCTGGACGCCCTATGGCAATATGCGCATCGCTTCGGTGCAAAGCGATACGGCGCTGACCCTGGCCTATGATTGGGTGCAACAGGGGCAGGCAGGCGGTCCATACGAGATCCGTATCGTCACCGATGGGCTGCAGGCCGGTGTGCGCGAACTGCTCGAGCTGCTGGCGGCCGGCAACTATGCCACGCCCGATGCCAAGGGCACGCTGGCGCAACGCGCGGCCTTTGATGGTGAACCGCAGGGCTTTATCTTTTGGCAGATCGATGTCGATCCGTTCCTGATCTATGTGAAGCTCTCGGCAGCATTGGGCGACTGGACGGAAGGGGTTTCACTCCAGGGCGCTACGGGCGGGCCGGGACAGCCTGGACCTTCCGGTCGCAATGTCGAGCTCAGATCTTCGGGCACGCATGTGCAATGGCGTCTTGTCGGTGATCCGATCTGGTCTGACCTTGTGGCGCTGGAATTGCTGCGGGGTGCAGACGGGCGTGAGGTGCAGTTCCAGACCAGCGAGACACATATCCAATGGCGGTATGCTGGGGCCAGTGAATGGAGCGACCTTATCGCGCTCTCATTGCTTAAAGGGGAACAGGGCGATCAAGGCGACCCCGGCAATCCGGGGGCTGATGGCCGCGAAATCGAATTGTCCGCTTCTGAAAGCCACGTGCAGTGGCGCTATGTGGGCGAAACTGACTGGAAAGAAGTCGTTCCACTCATCGCCCTGAAGGGTGACGTTGGTGACAAGGGTGATGATGCCTATGCGGTTGCGGTTGCTGAAGGCTTCGTTGGCAGTCGGGCGGAATGGCTGGCGTCTCTGAAGGGCGAACAGGGCGACAGCTTCAATGTCGATGCCACTGGCACCTTTGCGGAGCGCGCTGCTTATGATGGCGAGGCGGAAGGGTTTGCTTATCTTTCCACGGACACGGGCGAACTCTTCATCCGGCAGGGCAGTGGCTGGTCTGATGGCATTCCCTTCGGCAAAGGAGCGGACGGTGCTCCTGGTCAGGACGGAAGCCCCGGTGCAGACGGCGAGGATGGCGATGATGGCGAACCCGGTGCTGACGGCGCCGATGGTCGCGAGGTCGAGCTTCAGAAATCTCCGACGCATGTGCAGTGGCGCTATGCGGGAGAGGATGGGTGGACCGATCTGATCGCGCTGGTCGATCTCAAGGGCGAGCCAGGCTCGCCCGGTAGGGATGGGACGGATGGCGATCCAGGAGCGCCCGGTTCACCAGGAAATCCGGGTGCTGACGGTCGCGAAATCGAGCTTCAGGTCTCTCAAACGCATGTCCAGTGGCGCTTGGCGGGCGGTGCATGGGCAAACCTGATTGCCCTCGCCGAGCTGCAGGGGCCGCCGGGCGCGACGACGATCGGCGGCATCGATGGCTTGCAAGAGGCGCTAGATGGCAAAGCCACGGCGGCTCAAGGCGCAAAGGCCGACACAGCAGTTCAGCCGGCAGCTCTCGGTGCTGCCGCTGCCATGAACGAGGCGACTGCGGCGCAGTTGCTGGCTCGTACCGCGGACGTTCTGGTTGCTCCCGATACGATTGGCGCGGCCAAAGCCTGGGTCACACTGGCCTATGCCGCGACCCGGTCGCTGGTCTGGACGGATGCATGGGCTCGGGTCTGCATCCTGAGCGGGAATATGGCGGTATCGAACCCCACGAATATCGAGGCCGGTGACACTATCATGCTGCTGCTAAAGGGCGGCACGACGACTGAGCGCACGGTGAGTTGGGGCACCTACTTCAGAGGCAATCTGCCGACCGAGACGGTGACGAGCGCTCGTTGGCTTCTGGTGACGCTTACAGCTCTTTCGACCACCGAAATCGCGACCAGCTATGTGGTGATCGAATGATTTTGCCGGGTTTTCCAAAACCGCTGATTGGCAGAAAAGGTTACTCCGGACCGGAATTTGTTGGCGCTTTCATAACCAACGTTGCATCTGGAAGCCCGACACTGCAAATCCCTCAAGGATATTCTGAAGGCGATCTACTGATTGCAATTGTCCTTTCGGGAGGTTCCAACTTTGGCGCGCCCACGCCTGAAGGTTGGGAAATGAAACTTTTTGGTGTTTCCGGTTCATCGTTGTTTTCGCGAATTGCAACCAATAATGAACCGCCGTCATACCTTTTCACATCCACCGGAACCTCCCGAAAAACAGGCATCATGCTTGCATATAGAGGCGCAAGTATGATTGACGTTGTGGGTGAAGATACGGTGAGCACTCCCGCATTGTCGGTTGCGAAAAGCATAAACTTGACCGAACCGGGGGCAATCATCGGGTTTTGGGCGTGGGCTAGTACGGGGCAACCTGTCGCCTTGCCGCCTGAAATGACATTGCGAACGTCTTGGGCGGGCGGCTTGGGGCCACGTGCTGCTGTTTTGGACGAACCGAGAGCGCAGGCAGGCCCGACAGGTGATCGAACTTTCCAGTGGGCAACAACGGGCGGAAACAAAACAGCAAGATTGATTTCAATCAGGTGAACACATGAATGCGCTTTATTTCGAAGAAACACCGAACCAGTTCGTCCGATATGCTGGTCAAAATATCGACGGGCAGCAACATCCCGGCTGGCAAAATTACGCCCGGCTTTGGATGGTGGAAGAACTGGCAGCGATCCGTCTGTTCATCCCTGAACCTGCCGATCCTATCCCTGAAGGCAAGATCAGCACCGGCCAGTCCGTGCAACGGATCGATGGAGAGGTGAAGTTCGTCCACACGCTGGTCAACAAGCCCCAGCCGACATTGGCAGAGCGGCGGGAGGAACTGATGCCTCGTCTCGGCCAGCGCTGGGATGCTGCGGAGAAGGGTGGCACTTCCGCCATGGGCTGGAATGTCCGCACCGACGCGGAAGGGCAGGCGAAGATCACCGGCGGCGTCGTCGCCTTCACCAACGATCCGACGCTGGGCACTGTGCCCTATGAGATCCAGCCCGGCGTCTGGGTCGACCTCGACGAACCAACCATGTGCGCTTTGGGCGTGATCGTGACCCAGCACGTCAAGGCTTGCGCCTCTCGCGCCCGGGCCATCAGCGAGGCCATCCAGTCGGCAAACAGCCATGCCGCAATGGATGATGCAGAGGCAGCGATCGGGGAGGGGTGGCCGGGGTGATCAGGCTTCCGGCTTGGTTTTAGCCCGCGCCTCAAGCTCGGCTTCTTTCGCTGCAAACCAGAGGCTCACAAGACGAAATACCCTGTTGTTGCCCGCCGTCTGGCTGATCACCAACAGATTGAGAACGATGAATGCCACGATGGCCGCGGCAATCATCCAATCGAGTTGCCCAACTGCAGAACGCGGAGCCATCACCCAGCCTACGAAGGCGACGAGAAAAATCACAAGGGCGGCAACATTGGCCAGCAAGGCGGTCCATCTAAGCAAGGGGCAGAACTCCGAACGTCGACCGCCCTTACCGGCCCGGAACCGGGCAGGCAAGCCATCTATTCGGTTTCCAAGCGTGCGCCTCAGTCATAAAAGAAAAGGTTTCCGACGCGATTGCCAACGATGTCGAGTTGTTCGTATCCGGTGATCTCGATCAGAAGATCGGTCGTCAGATTGAGGGAGGCGCTTCCAGGCCCATTGGCGCCAAGACCGGTCCCGTCATCAACGAATATGAAGGTGCGCTCACCAATCTTTTCGTCCACGTACGAGAACACTGCAACGCCGTTGCCGGGTAGTGGTTTGCCATCACCGGCCTTCCACTGATTGAGCAAGACTGCTCGCCACATCGCGTCATCGCCCGTCATCAAGCCATAAGAAGAGTAAAATACCTCTTCCGGGTGCACGAAGGTGGCGTCGTTCATTGTGTTAATCCGAATGCCGTGCTCATGCGCATTGAAGTTCGGGATCTCGACGAGGTTGTACTTGCCGCCCAAGAAGAGCTGCCAGTTTCCGAGATCAAAAGTGTACTTGGCTGGCGGCGGGGGCACGTCGGGGAAGACAACGACGTCATCATCATTCGGAGGCATGCCGAACATGTCCTCGATTTGCTTCTCCAGGTCGAGAGGGTCGTACGGCTTGTCGTCGATGGTCTTCAGCCATTCGCGAGCGGCAACCAAGGCATCGCCGTCATACATTCCTGAGCCGGCCGGCATTTCGGCTGTGAAGGCGGCGGCAGCGTTGGTCTTGTTCTCAACGATCACGCGGTCTGCCGGGCCAGCGCCCATGAGCACTTCGTAGGCAAGCATGCCAGCATCGATCTGCCCGCGATCGAGCACGCCTTCCCAGTAGGCCAGTCCCTCGGCATCAGGCTCACGGCCAAAGAGATTGCGATACACAGAGGTGATGATCTCGGCATTGGTGCTGCCGGCATAGAGCGCCTTGAACTCGGGCGAGTCGACAAAGGAGCTAGCCACTGCTCCCAGGGAAACGCCGGCTTCGATGCGGGCTGCCCAGTATTCAACGCCTTCGGCATCGGCTGGTCGGTTGAAAAAGGCGATGTAGATTTTCTGAACGTTGAGCGCTGCTGACACGCGGATTACCCCCAAGCTGTCCCGTAAGACTATGTGCGATCCATAACAGTGGTCTGGATGACGCCGGGTTAATCTGAACCGTCAGTCTCGAGGCATCAACTTAGCAATGCTTCTACCTTTTCATCACCGATAGGAGGCCTGACATGGCCAAGACCAAAGAACTCGACATGAGCCGCTTTTCCAACTTCGGCATTCACGAACTGTCCGAGCAGGACGGCAAGGTGAAGATCCAGGTGGGCATCACGATCACGCTCTCACCGGCCGCTGCCGCAACCGTGTCCTTTCAGGACGAATATGACGACGAAGAAGCCCGCGGCGCGCTGCGGCAGCGCCTGGCACGGCGGGCCTTGCAGATCCTTGCCGCTGATGTAGCGGCGCTCTAGGTGGGGCTGCTGCTCTACTGGTTCGGGCCGAAGCGGCGTTAATCTGTGTATGCTGCCGCCGCTGCTTCAAGATTAGCGGGGTGGATCTTCACTAGCTCGGCTAGATTGTTCAGAACATGAGCAATTGAGAAGAGTTTGGCGATGCTGTCGAACGCAACGTCTGTAGTCAGAATGAGGTTTTTGTCCTCCAGTCTTCCTTGAGCGCGCCACGTTGCGATGATGGCGCCGCCGTGATCATCGCCATGTCCGAAGATGTGCCCGTGAGCGATCATGTTGCGCTCTTTGGCAACTTTGTTGAGCAAGTCATTTAGCGCACTGTGACCCGCGTCTTGTTGCTCTCGCGATAGCTGGGTCTCTCGCAGCAGTGCCCTCGCAGTATGCACCTTCTGCGCTAGATCCATGTTCGCCACGACGATGCGCTGTTGTGGCCACGTGATGCGCATGAGTTGGCCAAGCAGTTCGTTCAGTGACATTTCCATTGCTGCGAACATCGACATGTAGAAGCCTACCAAAGCGAACGCTTGATAGGGCTGCTCTATTACGCCAATGGCGTCCAGTTCAGCCCGCAGTTCCGAGTGTTCGTCCATCTCTTCATCCCCGACGCATGACGATGCCAGAACGGCTCTTAGAGCCGTCGGGCGCAACGTTTCGCTAATTCTTATCACAGGAGGCCGATATGGCCGATGCTAAGTTCGCCCGGTGTCATGCCGTCACCGCGAAATGGGAAGGAGGCTGGTCGAACCATGCTGCTGACCCTGGCGGCAAGACGATGTACGGCATCACCGAGGCCGTCTATCACGCCTGGCTCCGCAGCAAGGGGCAGGGCGCCAAGCCAGTCCGCAACATCAGCCGGGCCGAAGCGGAAGAGATCTACTTCGACCAGTACTGGAAGCCGGCGGGCGGCCCTACGCTGGCCGTGGGCGTCGATCTCGCGACCTATGACGCCGCGGTCAACTCCGGCGTCTCGCGCGGCCGCAAATGGCTGATGGCCGGGCTCGACCCGAAAGACGACCACGCCCAGACCGTGAAGAATATCTGCCGACAGCGCCTTGGCTTTGTGCAGTCGCTCAACACATGGAAGGTGTTCGGCAAAGGCTGGGGCAATCGCATTGCCGATATTCAGGCCAAGGGCGTTGCCTGGGCGCTAGCCGCGACGAGCGATCCGCACGTGGTCAAGCAGCAGCTCGAGGACGAGGCCGACAAGTCCAAGGCTACGGCTGGGAAACAGACTGGCGCGGCCGGCGCTGCTGGCGCTGGCGGGGCAGGGGCGGTTGGCACCGATCAGGTTTTCGCCAATGGCTGGATCGTTGTCGGTCTGGTGATCATCGCCGTTGCTGTCGTCTTCGTCCTCGCCTCGCGCGCCAAGGTCAACCAGCAGCAGGCCGAGGCCTACAGGCGCGAAGCCGCAGCGCTCTGACCGCTCCGATCATCACTGTTCGTCATCCGCCGCCAAAGGGCGGCTTTTTTGTGCCCGGAGGCACCATGTCCCAGCAACTGATCAACGTCCTTATCGAGCACCTTCTGGTGCCATTTGTCATCGCGCCTTTCGCCCTCTGGATCGCTGCCCGGTATCAGCAGTGGACCGGGCGGCAGATCGAGGCGAAGCACCGCGAAGCGCTCCAATCGGCGCTTGAGAATGGTGTGCGTTTCGCCATCCAGGAAGTCTTGCGCCAGCGGCCCCAAGCGACTGCTGCGGATATCACCACCACCTATCGCGAAGTCATCACGGAAACTGCTGGTCAGTACGTGCGGGATTCCGTGCCCGAGGCGCTGCGCCATTTTGGCCTCGACCGCATGTCTGATCGGCTCCGCGACCTGGTTGTGCCCAAACTGCCGCTTCCGATCGGCACGGTTCTGCCGAACGGTGACACGCTCATCGGCCGCGCGCCGCAAGGAAGCTGACGCATGTTTATCCGCGTCGTCACCGGCATCCAAAAGCACTTCGACGAGCGCGTCGTTGAATGGGCTATGGCAGCGACAGGTATGTATTGGGGCTGGACCTTGGCCCAGCCTGGTAAGGCTTGGACAAATGAGGCCGCTTGGGCGGGGATGCTTAGGATCACCACAGAAGACACTTGGGGCGTCCTCTGCATGCTTGCTGGCGGCTTCTGGCTCGTGGCCTTGACTGTCAATGGCACGTTCTCTGAAACCGCCTATTCGCGGTATTCGCCTCTGGTTCGGGGGCTTGCTGCCCTCGGCGCCGTCTTCGTTTGGTGGCAAGTCGTGATGTCGGTTTCGGCGGTGCAAACCTCCGGCTCCGGCATTTACCCATTGCCGCTCTTCCTAAGTATTTGGTGCGTCAGGAACGCCTGGCGGGACATCGGCGAAGAAAGGCGATCCGCACGTGCCAGTGATCGAAGGGCTTGACCCCAATCTACAGGCTATCGGCACGTTCCTCTTCATGACGGCCGTCGCAATCTTCACAGCCTATCATTATGTGTTCGGCAAGAAGCCAAAGCCTGAAACCAAGGAGTTCGCTGTTGCCGGTCAGCTCGCCGACATGGGGCCGGTCAAAGAGCTAATCGAGCAGGCTGGGTTGCAGATACAGCAGCAGATTCGCACGAACCTGCACCTCGAGGCCACGGCCAAGGAAATCAGCAGGCTGGCTGACATCCTCGAGCAGCAGATTGAGGAGGCGCGCCGGGAAAAGGAGATTGCCGAAGAGGTGCAGCGGCAACTGAAGGATCGGGGGTGAGGCGATCACATTCGGAAAACCCCGATTGACTCTCTGGGCCTGTTTGTTCTTTGTCTGTTCTCATTGCTTCGCGTAGGAGAACAGGCCCATGAGCATCGCAATCAAGGTATCGCCGGCAGTCCAGGTGCGCCGTCTCAAGGCCACGCACGCCTATCTGTCCGAAAAGGACATTGCCACTCTGACCGGCATCGATCTCAACAAGGTCAAGGCGGCTCTCGCTTCGGAAGCTGCGGGCAAGCGCATCAAGAAATGAGCATGACGCCCAGCCGGCGCCGGTTGGACGCCGTGCGCCTCAAGCACCTGGCCGAAGATGGCTGGGTGCTCATCTACCGGTGCAACTATTGCCGAAACGAGACCGCGTTCCTCGCCAGCGATGTGGTCGATATCTGGGGGCCGGAGATGAAGGCTTTTGAGCCGCCGCAGCGGTGCGGACGCTGCCGGGTCAGCGGCTATATGCGCGTGCAGCACTATTTCCCAACCAGCATCGACGTAGGCAAGCTGCGGTTGCGCCGTCCGGCAGGCAAGCGATCGGTGCAGGTTTGGAAGTGGGAGATGTATGGTGGGCCGGGCGCGCGGTAG